GCAATCACTTCGGCCTTTTCGGGAGTGAGGCTAAATTGGTCTGCGAGTGAATCCCGTAGTTCGTTAATCGTCCAACTGTCTTGAGTTAGCACATCGGTGAAGGCATTGCGTAGTTCAAGGAGGTCCCCGCTTGGGATGGTATCAAACTCACTGAAGAGTGCCCCGCCACGGATTGCATCGGTGATTCTATTCTTTACAAACTCCGGGGTCGTGGACTCAGTAAACCCGACTAGCTCTTTGCCCCCGTCCGTGTTCGGATTGGTCACATCCTCATGGAGGGAGAGCATTTGTGCCTCCCACTCGGGTGCATCGGGCGGGACTAAATCTGTCCCGCTATCGCTAAAATTCGATTCAAGTTCCACCCCTTCCGTGTCCTCTATCGCAGAGACAATCCGCTCTGCCTGTTCAAAGGCCGGGTCCCCGCCCCACGTCCGATCCGAAAACCAGCCGTTATCATAATGGCATTTGTCAAACTCAGAATTGTCTATCTCCGTGGCTTTCTCCGGGAGGCTTGATTCATCACATTCATCGTTGCCTTGTGCCCGGTGCCGTTTGTGGAAGTTTAGAATTTCTTGCCAGAAAGACGGCTCAAGTGGTTCGTTATTATCAATGTGGTCCTTGAGTTGATTGATGCGTGCGGCACCCTCTTGTTGATCATCGGGATTGGGGAGTCCGTGTTCATCGATAAACGCTAAGGTCGGTTCGACCACATCTAAGATAGATTCATTCGGTACAAAGTCGTCTTCCGAGAGTCCCGTGTCTTCAGTATACTTCTCCGGGATATCAGCAAGCGTCTTTTGCGAGTTGAATATTTCATCCAATCCACCGCCCTGTTCCTCTTCAGGGGTTTCTATCTCTGCCGGGGTTCGGTAACTCTCCCCGATCTCTTCGTCCTCATGCGGGGCCATATCCAGTTTCTCACGGATTTCATCATTCGTGAGGTGGTCCCCGATTTGAGTTATCACGTCGGCCATATCCCCGATATCTTCGAGCGGGTCGCCAAGCCCAAGCTCTATTCTGGCATCGGAGTCAAACGGGGAATAGCGCTCTATCACAGGCCGCATGATGTTATCCACGAACTGCCGACAAAACATCCGCTGGTTGGCCGTGATCGTCAACTTGAGAAGCGCCATGCGTAGTTCTGCGGGTTTGCCTGAGCCAAGTCCATCGGCCCCCACGTTCCCAACCTCAAGCGGGAGTCCAAGTGCGGTTGTGAGTTGCCGCATACTCATTTCGTGGATGCTCGAATAATCAAACTGTTCCGCTTCCAAGGATTCAACGTCAACATCCTGCCCGGTGAAATAAGCGGTATTCGCGTCGGTGGTAGATGGATCAAAGAGCGTCCGAACCCGGCGTAGTTCTTGGTCCCGGACTGGTGCCCCCTCTTCCCTGCCGACTTTGACATGGCGTTGTGGGAAGCCATGCAGTTCTATGGCGTTCTGAATTGCCATTTCGTTCTCTTTGAACGCCATGATTTCATCCTCGTTTCGTAGGACTTCGGATATTCCGGTCGTATCCCGTGCAGAGTTTTTGTGGAGTACGAGATGCTCTATTTCATCCGGGGCTAGGGTTCGGGTTTGGGTAGAGGCACCCCTGCGGGTTTCTTCATGCCACGCAATGATCTCTCCCTGTGCGTCTGTCTCTGGAACGAGTGTCCACGGTTGGGCAGGCAAGAAGTCAGCAAAGCCCCCGGTTCTATCCTGTCTGATTTCACCCACGGCGTAGGGATACCATAGTGCGTCCTCTCCTAGTTCAAGCAGGAGTTGATCGAGTGAGTCAAAGTTATCCTGTAGCCACTCCTTGAGCGTGAGTGGTTCAGGGTATCCATCTACTGGTTGTTCGGTTTCCTCATTGTCCCCGACGCTTATCTCAACCCCCTCACCGAAATGCAGAAGGGCCTTGTAGTGCATGAGTTGGGACACGGTGCCCCCACTCTCCCGCATCTGCTTGATATCCCGGAGCTTACTATGGGAGATGTCCTGCCCGCCAAACTGATAGGAGCCTTTGCCACCAGAGCGACCGTATTCATCTACGTTCGTGGTTGGGGCTTGTGCGGCAAGTCGCTTCCCGATTGCATCGCTAATCGGTTTGTCTGTGTTTGCGATTGGCACTTTGCGTGAGCCAACACGAAGGGTATACCGTGGCATATCACTCTGCCTCAATGCTCATGCCGATGGGCCACTCATCGCGGATGATGCGGTATACGACACACAATGCAGCGATAACGAATAGTGCGCGTTCAATCCGACTAACGTTCATACGCTGCTATAAAAGACCGACCGACTAAGTGGTTTCCCTATTAGCGTCGTTTGCTCGGGTGGTCCTCTGGCACGTGATCTGCCGCAAATTCTTGTTCTGAGTTGTATTCTTTGCCGCATACCTCACAGACAACTTTGAACGTATGAACTACACCGCGTACTGATTCATCATTCATCGGAATCGCCCCCGTGAAAGCTCATGTCTGCTACACTCCGCACAAAACCAAAGCTCTATAGTTCCATCAAATCCATCCACAGACTCCACGTGGGCGGGCATTCCGGTGTGCTGTTCGCCACACTCTTCACAGTGCCATGTGTCGTTCATCTGCGCACCTCTTCGGCTTCGTTTTGTGTTGGTTTGTTCAAGTGTTCCCACCCGTTCAAATCATCTGCTGGTTCCCCGGTGATGTATTCTATCCAACCCAGATAACAGGTATCGCATAGCTCCTTTTCATATCCGTTGTCTACATGATGATCGCCTTTATGCTCAAGTGTCGCACCCGTACCGGAGTGAAATTCTCCGCATCTATCGCACTGGTATGCGTCACTCATCTGCGCACCTCCTCTGCCACCTTCCGCGGGAGTTCGTTCTCCAAATCATCAATCCGTCCAAGCACTGCATCCATGTCTATCTCTATCTGTGCATCGCTTGGCTCTGGTGCTTCCGATCCGATGTATTCCTCCCACGTCATGCGTAGCTCCTTGCGGTGTTCGTTGTGCTTGTTGTACGCTTCTTCTGGTATCTTGATTGTGCCGTAGTCTGTCATTAGTAGTAGTGAACGGTGTAGTCGCCATGCTGTTCGCACGTGTAGTAGCCACGGTGCCGATCGGAGCAGTTGTAATCGCCTTCACACTCGCACGTTGGACAGGTGTAATCTACCATGTCTACCTAACCATTACTAAGCCACCTACTTTAATCTTACTAACTTTACCTAATCCCCTCTGCCATACAGGTCCAACGTATGATTCTCTTGCTTTGAGCCACGATAGAAGGTCTTGCCGCACTCTTTGCATTCCCACGCGGGGGTTTCGCCTTGATGGAAGGCCGCCGTTCGAGTGTCAAACACAGTCGTTTCTCTGCATTCGCCTCCACAGTCGCACGTGTGTGCTTCATAAGAGATTCCTAAGAAGCGTTTGATGCGGGTGACGGTGCTTGGTTCATCATCGGAGATAAGCAGGTCTTCGGGCTTCATTGTCTCCCGTACATATCCAGCGGCTCTGCGCCATACGTTGCCCCAATATCGATATTCCGAAGCGCAAGCTCCACAGAATCCAGCATATCATCATGCGTCCCATCGGGGAAGGCGATCCACTCTTGGATGAATTCATCCCACCTCTCATCTAAGCCCTGCTGTGGGTCTGTGTTGAAGTTGATCAATCGGATTCTATCACTCTCAAAGGGGACACTGAGTTGGATTAGTCGGTCCTCCTTGCTCATGGATTGATCAACGCCCGTGACGGGTAAGCCCCTATCCTGTGCCTCTTGAAGTAAGAATTTCTGTGCATGGACACTCTCGATGTTGACTGTCGGGCTTGGAACGCCATCTATCACGCTCTCTATCCATGAGAGGCCTTGTTGCATACTCATACCCCGCTTTCGTGCTACGTCTACCACAAACGCCTCTCCATGTCTTCTATGGTGGGCTATAATACCAGCCGCCCAATAATCTGTGTCGTTCTGTTGGGCCTTTCGACTATCGGATTCAATCCCCACGTCAACCCCGATGTGATAGGTTAGCTCTGTGGATTCTAATTCCTCTTTGGGTGCCGCAGTGAGCATCTCTTTCGTGAGGACGCCCGATCCGATTTCAACGAATTCACCTTTCACCTCTTGTGCTTTGATTTCATCAGGCATATCCGCCTCCATCGCATCTTTGTAGTCGTCCGGTGTGTTGGGATTGGCGCGTGTGGGAACCCCGACTATTGCAAGTCGGTCCTCTGCTTCATAGATAGAGGCTTCACCAAATGTCTCCTTGGTCGGATTGTTGGTCTGTGTGTAAAACTCATATACAGAGTCTTTCCCCTTGGGCGTGGTTGTCTCAAACAAATTTCTATAATTACCCGTCCGGAGGCGTTGGCTGAGGATTTCTTTCGCGCGTTCGGGAACAGCCGTCCGTTCATCTATCCATCCCCACGCAAGGTTCAATCCCCGGAGGCGTTCGATTGTTTTGCTGTTATCAGCACTCAGGATTAACGCTCGTGAGCCGTTTGGACTATGCAATCCCGGTTCGTCTGAGTAACTTGAATTGTATTCCCACCGGTCTAACAAGCCCAAATCCCGCATCTCCGGGATGATAACATTGACTACCATTTGCCGTGTGGGTGCCACAATCGCCCCCATCTCTCCGGGGTTCCATTCGGTCATGTTGAGAACCGTTCGGATGATACCGGCGTAGGTTTTTCCCGCGCCAACACCAGAGACAAATCCTATATATCGCTTATCGCCTCTCAGGAATTCGTCTTGATACTGTGTCGGTGTGAACTCTGCAAGTGGCTTATTGGCTTGGCCACGACTCTGCGACACGCTCACTCACCTCCAGAGTTACGGTATCGGCTTCAACCCCAGTGTCAGTTTCGCCCCAACTGTCGGGATAGCGTTGCTTCATGAGTGAGGCGATGAACCGATGGTCCCCGTTCTCTCGGGCTAACTCCATTGCAAGGTTGAAGTAATGATCCTCACCGTAGCCTTTCGCCCGCGTAAGCCGCTTGTAAAAGTCAGTGAATTCGTTATCGTTACCGGCTTCTACTTCGGATTCACCTCTGTCTATCCAGCCGTAGACCGTGGATGGATCGACTCCGGCCATACGGGCAGCACTGTTTAGACTCTTGCCTTCTTCAACCGCGCCTGCGATTTGCTCTTGGCGTTGCTTTGAGAGTTTAGTTGGCCTGCCCGTGTCTGGTGCATCATCTACATTGTGCCACGGACACGACTCAGCCGGGTTCTGGCATGGCTCTCCACTTACCGTTTCGGCTCCACAAATGTCCTCTGTCATGCCTGTGGGTAGGCTATCGGTCCCCTAAAAGGTATCTCCGCGTTACTCTGCGATATCTTTTTCAGACGCGCTCAGTGTGTCCTCACTATACTGTAATGCGGTAATGAGATACACAAGCGCCATGTGAA